TGCTGCATAAAATGCCGCTTGAATAAAGTAATTATGAATCCAGGATCTAAGTTTTGCCTTGGAGGAAGTCTTAAAGTCTATAACAGATAACTCTCCATCATATTCAGCTATAAGATCAACTCGACCTGCGATTTTGAATATATCAGAATATAAAGGAACTTCTTGCATAAGAACCTTTCCTATATTTTTATTAAGAACGTTTTGAATAGATCGAAACAGTTCCTCCCCTTGGGTCCCTTTATTATCTCCAAGATAAGCTTTAACATTATTGAGATAATTCTCGGCAATACTATGCATCTCATTACCTCTAGTACAAGCCTGATTTGAGATTCTATCAGCTTCTATATCACCTACTCGTTTTCTCCATTCAGCAATTGAGTCTTTACTCTTAATCCCTAGTACAGTTGTAATAGAGGGATATTGTGCTCCTGATGGGGTTACATAAATTCTTGTTCCTTCTATTGAAGCGTCTCCAAGAGTTTTATATCCAAGATCAATGGGTTCATGTAGAAATACTGGTCGTTTCATTAATCCAAAAATATGTTCTGTTGAGTTTTATTTTTATCTCTTTCTCGGCTTTTTTCCCACTTATCAGCTTTTCGTTTATTAAAGGATTCTGATTCTTCATAGTAATCAGACTGTTTAGTTCCAGAACCTTTATGTTTCTTTCCCTTACTCATAACTCATATATTATTACCTCGTCTCTATTGTACACCCTTTTCCAGAACCTTTTTTTACTCGCTTGAGTACATCATTCCATTCATGCCCAGCTCTTTGAAGAACAGTCTTATTACCATCATAAGAAATAAAGAGTTTTCCAATAATTCGTTTAACAAACCCTAATTTATTACATTTTGGACATGGTAAAGCCGTAGGAGTATCTCTAAATTGAATCCCGTGAGTCTCCTCCCAAATTTCTCCACATTTTTCACATTGAAAATCATAGCGCATAATTTTATATAGTTAACAATCTAAAGGTTCTACAAACTTCCATTTCAATCCAACTTTATTCTCTGCAAATATATTCAATCGAATAAACTCTCCAATAGCCTCATCATATACTGTATAAAATGGGTCATAATGTTCTTCATGCCCGAGAAGAATAACAACATTATCAAAGCATAATTTATTTGAACCATCATAATACTTTACCATATATCTACCTCGTTTTCTAGGAAACTCGGAAGTCCATTCAACCATAAAAGAAAGGCCTTCTCTGAATTTCTTAGGGTCTGATCTATCTCGATCACCCTTTCCAGCTTGAGTTTGCCGTGGATTATTTCTCATACATCAAAACATAAAGGGAAACAAAAGCTGATCTTCTGGATATTCTGTAGTAATAGACGTTTCATTATTATTTTGGTTCATACTTGTGTTGTTTCAGGATTTGGTAATAGTGTAGGAAAAGCTTTTACAACAAGATTTTTTGTACATAGAGGATACAACTTATGCAAAGTCTTATCTTTTGCTGCACATAGAATTTCTGCATCTTTGGCAGAAATGGATTCAAGAATTCTGATAAACGACATCTCTCTTTTAATTGGAGTTATATTTGGTTGTTCTCTACACAATCTTGGGAGAATATCCAATTGTTTCTTGAGAGACATATACTGAAGGCCGTTCGGAATTAGGGATGGTGTATATGGAGGAGAACCTTCAGGTAATAATAATTTAATTCCAGGATGGAATGCTAATTGTAATAGTGTCTTTAATTCATATGTTGCATTATCTTTAAATATTTTTACTCTTTCAGATAGAGATTTTGTATTCTCAAGCAATGCCAATATTTCATATGGCAGTGGTTCGATGTGTCGTCTATTAATCATAATAGTTTATGTATATGCTTTTATTTAACGAAAAAATCTTCTGTGCATTCAACTAGATTAACACATCTATTTGCAATAAGATAATTGAAAACTTTACTATTACCAACTAATGGTGCCGTGATATATGCATCCCAAATTTGTTTGGTAATAATATCAGGAATCTGAGATAAATCAATCATTTGTTTGTTGCGTTCGAAATGTTTATATTCTTCTTCACTAAGAACCGTTTCCATTTTATTTTCCTTATATGCAGGAAACCATTCATCAATCTTTTTAGATGAAATTGAAGTTTGTCGAACACCATCTACAAATACATTATCATCGGATTTTATATTGGGTACACCATCCGAACTGCAGCCCCTCATTACTTGCTCCATTAAAAATTTCTGAGGATCCTTTTCAGTCAACATTTTTTTTGTAGTAGGAGAATACTGATATACATTTTTATATTTTTGAAGCTGAATAAAGTCATGATCGGCTGATATAATCATAACATCTTCGTTTGCTCCAAATTCTTGTGTAGTCTCCACTAAAGTTGCGATAATATCGTCTGCCTCAACATTTGGTAAAGAAATTACCCGATATGGCATAAATTCTGTAATTTCATCTCGGACTTTTCCAATAATTCGAAAAATTTCAGTCCAGTCCAAATTGCTCTTTTCTCGATTCTTTTTACGTCCCGCTTTATATTGTGGAAAATATTCTTTGCGCCAAGATCCTCCATCGCAACAAATAATAGTTTGACCAAACTTGTCTCGATATTTGAGATTTAAGGCTCGAATATTGTTGAGAATTTGGTGACGTAAAAGGCCTTCGCAAATTTCATTTTTTGCACAGACGAAAACTGTACTGATGCTGATACCGCTAAAATCAATAAGGATCATCTTAAATAATATTGTTTGTTGTGTAACCCTATTATAGCATACGTTTGAAAGATTGTAAACAAATGGTTTAATTAATCCAAAGATCTTTTATGTGGATTGCATTGATTTTCCCTGCAATAATGCCGTTATAATATTCTGACCGGCGCAACAGCACTTCTTTAAGTATTTGGTGTTTCATTTCAATATAATTGAGAACACCTTTACTTTTTGCAAATTCTAGAATTTCTCTATGGAAATCATCCGGTCTCAATTCAACTTGTTCTTTCACTGTTTCCGATGAACCGTGATAAATAGACCAATCAGACTCTATTATTTTTGTTCGTTTTCTTTTTTGTCCTTTGAGTGGTGGTAGTTTTCTTTTTGATAATAAGAGTTTCTTACCAATATATTTCATATTATTTGATATATCAGTAATCTCATAAACAAAGCCAATCATTCCTGCATTAATATATTCTTGGGCTAATTCTTGTGTAAATTCGACTCCTTGATATATCCATGAGTTCATAGATTATATATCAAGTTTTCAATCCCAATCATAATCTTCGTCGGAACAATATTCACCATGAGTTCCACAAAAAGGACAAAAATTAGGAACTCCTTCATCTATATCAAACCCTCTATCTGAATCTATGTCATCCTCAACACCATTGAAATATTTAATAGCATCATCATCCCATGAGATTTCATATACTTGTTTGCAAACAGAACACTTATTTTTTTCTATCATAAATGTTATTTATATGCCATCTTCAACTGATTCAGAAGTCTGAGTTTTTGCTTTCTTTTCTACAGGCGTTTTAAATCCTCCATGTGTTTTCTTTGCAATTAAGTTAGTTAAATCTTGATCCATAGTGCCCGCTAATTTACCTGGAGAGAACTTTTTCAATACTTCTTTTTCTTCTTCGGTGAACTTTGCATTAGGTTCGAAATGTGCTCTAGCAAGAATACTAACAATATCCTCATGAGTAAAATCCTTGTACGCTTTCTCCACTGTATTTTTGCCTCCAAGTTCTTTTACTTTATTACCATATACATTAAAGAATTTAGAATCTAAAGCACACCAATAGAAACTCTTAAGTTTAAATTCATTTTTAATTGTTTCAAGATCGCTTGGTTTAATATCATTTTCTTTACACCAGAATACTACGATCGAATCCTTTTTAGTACCTCTATTTTTCCATAGACGCCCCGACCTGGTTTTAATTCGTGTAAAATGATCAGCTAGTTTAAGGTGTTGATAGTTGATTGCATACTCTAAATCTTTTTCTGTTAATTTATCATCTTTAGGTATATGTAATCTAAAATATTTTAAAAGCTTATCTATACTTGATTTGTTATAGTAGAGAAAATACGAGTTTAAGTTTGAAAAAATTATAGTATGAGTTGCATTACGACCCTCCTGGCTATTTTTAATATATACCATTACACCTTCTCCAGACCCAATAAAACTAAATGCACTTGTCGCGTCGGGCCATCTATAATAATCATTTTTAAAGTCCAAATCATCTGGATCTGTACCCTGTATAGGAATCCGCTCAGAATCATTTATTGATTCTCTTAATATATTCTGAGCAATTGTGATTAAATGACTATACATTATTATATTTATATTATGAGCAGACAGACCAACCACAACTCTTGCAAACCTTACAACCTTCAGAATATATAATACTTTCTTTATTGCATACCGGACAAGTTGAGCCCACTACTTCCTGACCATCTTTAATATATTTTTTGAGAACTCTCGCAATCGCAGATGGTAAACTAAACATATCATCAGAGCTTTTTTGCATCTGATCAACAATGAATTCAATAGGTACTCCATGTCGCATCATTGTCGAACCCATTCGGAATATAGCTTGTTCTTGCGGAGTAAAATGTTGAGAAAAATCTGAAATTTCTAAATCTCCTATAGTTAAACTATATTGACCGCGTTTAATCTTTGTAATTTCTCCATTCGCAGACTTTTTGATATTGAAACCATTGGCATGTCCTCCGAATATTTCGTATGGTTGGTTATTAAACAATCCTACAGCCACAATATATTTATCACCTTTTGCTGTTATACAATGAACTTCAACAGGTAACGTTTTTGGCCGCTTAGGTGCAACATTAGTGTTTATAGAAATAAAATCTGGTTCGTTTTTTGTTTTCAAAACTGATACCATTGTACCTGCTCGATAAGTTGTAATACCCTTGATAGTTCCAGATTTATACGCATTTAGATATACGTCTTCAAATAATTCAAAACTATAATCATTAGGAATATTTATGGTTTTACTACAAGATGCATCCAACCATTTTGTAAAACCAATCATATCATGTAGATGTTCATCAACTGATAAATTGGAGGTTGTTGCAGCCCAAGGAGCAGTAGCATCCCATTCACCAATAGATTTTAAATATGCAACCGAAAAATCTTCACAACTAACTTCTCTCGTCAATCCTCTATTCTTATCTACTTTATACTTTATCCCACTTATAGTAGCAGCTAATAATTTATCACTACCTTCAGTAATATATTTAAAGGTGTCTGTTTCATGGAAATCTCCCTCCCAATATTTTGGAACGAGTGATAGCAATTCGGTTGGACAATTTTGAACAATAACAGTTCTAATATATTCCGGCATAAAAATAGGTTCACAACCACCAGAGATATTATTAGCAAAGATTGATGTATTTCCAGTTGGTTGAATCGAGAAAAATGAGCTATTTCTTACACCATATTTGCCAACCCGTTCTCTTATAGATTCTGGTAATTCAATAAGATTGAAGAAATTACATTGAGCATGTTTCTGGGGAATACACCCTACAAACTTCCCTTTCTCTATCGCTAAATTTACAGATTCATCAATCACACTATAACAGATTTTTGACATAATAGTCTTTTTAATTTGATCAGCTTCTTCTGATGCAAACTTGATTTTTAGAAGATATAATAAAGAACCCCAACCTAGAATACCGATACCAACTCGGCGTAAGTTTCTAACAGCATTTTCATATTCCTGCAAAGGTACTACGGTTAAATCATTAACATTGTCTGAAAATCGTATAGCCAATCTAGCAGTTTTTTCAAGTCCTAATAAATCCAAAGTATTCGTATTTGTATTAAATAGCTTTACAAGATTAATTGATAATAAATTACAGCTTGAAAATTGTGGCATTGTTTGTTCAGAACATGCATTTGTTTCTTGTATTCGAGATTCACCATAATTAAAACAGTATGTTTCATTTGCTCTATCCAAAAATAATACCCCAGGTTCAGCCCTATTATAAGTGGACTTCATTATCAAATCCCATAGATGTAAAATCTTAACAGTTTCGTGCACAATAACATCAAATCCCTTTGATTCCCAGGTAAAAATATCACCATCCCATTCCTCTTTATATGAGGGATGTTTTGTATCAGGGAATACTAGATCCCATGTTGTATTTTTATCAAATTCTTTTGCATAGATAACCTTATCCATGAATTCATTAGTACAATATACTGACATATTAAACTTTGTCAATATACCTTCAGTTTGTTTGGCTGTGATAAATTCCATAATAGATGGATGCCAACAACCCAAAATAGCCATCTGAGCTCCTTTACGAATCTTACCCTTTTTTTCTTTCTTGTTAGACGTTGTACCAGATCCAGAAGTGATAACATCGGAAGATTTATCGAACAACTCCATAAATTTTACCGGTCCAGGAGATTCTACTCCAACTCCATAGATGAATGAGCCACGAGGTCTAATAAACGAAAAATTCAGTCCCCATCCGCCTTCGGATTTCAGTGTTAGAGATTGACCATTTAGAATTTCTAAAATTCCCTTCAACGAATCACAATCGTATTTTGGTCTTCCCCCAGTGAAGCAATTTATCATGCTCACATTTTTCCATTGAGTACCCGCATTTGCTAAAATTCTACCCCCTGGAACAAATCGTAAATTTGACAATTCATCAAGGAATAAATCTGTATATTTACTTTTAGATTCTTCATTTGTTTCAGCAGATGCTATAAATTTAGAAACTCGCTTGAAGGTATCAATAGGATGAGTTTCATCGTGGTTTCGAAATGTTGATTCCCAAACTTCTTTGCTAAACTCATTTGTAAAAAAATTAGTTGTGTTTTGTAATTCGATTTGATTCATGTTGTGTTATTTTATATAGTTTCTCGAAAATAGACGTAATTCTAGTGTGAATTATAACACACTTTATCGTTGAAGTAAATGATATTTTAGATACCGTTACTGGCTTTGCGACGAATTGAACGTAAAGCTCCAGTATCTTTGTTTCTGAGAATTATTGTGTGTTTTGGATTTTTTTGAGCATAAGTCTTAACGATCTTTTCCTCATCAATTTCATCACTCAAATAATTCTTCCAACGAGCGAATTTGTTGCGACCAACCTCAAATTTCTTAAATGTATCAGATCCCACATCAAATAATCTCCAATCAGTTCGTTTCAAAATTGAATCTTCTCCTCCATTTTTCAGATCGGATGATTTCATTCCAAGAGGAAATGCTGGCATTGATACCGCACCACTTCCTGCAGTCATATCATCGTTAATTACATGATCTTCTTCTATATTGCTCATATCCTTATTTATAATTGAACTTGGGACAAATCAGAACTTGTTACACATATAGTTTGTTTAGTTTTTTCATGGATTGCTGGATACACAGAAATCCCAAATATAGATCCCACAGGTTTAACGCCTTCTTCTATATTCACCATACTATTTTTCAAAGCAAGTACTTCTCCGGTTTTAGGTAATGCAATATCATTCAAAAGTTTATAGGTACCAGCTATAATTGAAATATCCTCTTTAAGAATTCGAGATGGATCTGGGTAAGAACCTGTAATTTCATGTAATATCATGGCTATATGAGAATCATTCATACCAGAATTCTCTTTGATTAAGTATAGAGCGGCAGCATATGAAGCTATGGTGGATTTTCCTAATGGAATCTTGTTCAACAATTTTTTCAAATTAAAAACTATTCGATGAAATAAAGTATATTTACTATTCTCAAAAGCAGTTCTTGGACGACGTATTAAATTTCCTTTATTGTCAATAAGACCTGCTTTATATGCCCCTGTTTTAATCCATGGTGTAGTAAGTAATCGCAAAAAACGAAAACTCATTATTGTATCAGCGGCTTGAATTATTGCTCCCATAGGATATATTAGATTTGTTGAAGTTTTTTCACAATGAACAGATCGACTGGTATATTGATATACTCTTCGTCTGTAATATAATTTAAATACAAGAGAAATGTTTTAAGAGCAGGAAAATACTCTTCATCGAACTGAAAGAATAACATTTGTGTGGAAGCCTTCATGAGAAATACATTGTGAATTGTAATAATCTCATTTAGAATTTTACGTTCTTCCAGGATATTCTTCTCAAGATATTTTTTAAGTAAGCGCTTTACTATTTTAAATCTGGCGACATCTTCATAAAACTCTCGAATATCTAAAATCCTTGGATTATTATAGTGCCGGGCGGCATAAACCATGAAGTTTTTCTGAGTGAGAGTGGAGATTAACAAAGGCATATATTTTATATATCAACCATCTAAAAGATCAGTGACTGTAGTATCTGCTTGCCACATAAGACAACTCCAATAGTTCGCTTTCCACTTAGGACCTGGATTAGTATCACAATGATGCCGCAACCTATAATTTTTTAGATGTTCTGGATTGTCTCTCTTGATTTCCATAGAGGGGTCACCAAATCCTAGCTTGATGACATTTCCCTTTTCATTTCGTACATAAACATAAAACTTGTGTTTTTCATCATCGGAACGCCATGGTTTATTCAGAGTTACAGTACGACCATGATACTCAGCAGTTTCAACCAAGGAGCTGCTATAATCTTCTCGAATTTGTTTCAGAGTTTTCATTGACATGATTTAACTAAAGCTGCTTCCTCATCTCTCCGATCAAGAAGTCCTTGCATATGAGAATTGATCCATAACCGTTTCATAGATACGATTTGTTGTGAGATATAATCATAGATGTTATCTACTTTGATCTTACCGGAGATAGCATCTCTAATATTAAGCATTTCTCTGTGTGAGTCTCCTATAACAGATCCTCCTCTATTGAACACCAAGGATACAAGTGCTCCAAATGCATCTTGTTTCAGCTTATCAGACCCAGGGAATGATGTGATAGTCTCCTTAATATATCTTGGAATATCACGGTTTTTGAATACGAGTTCAGCAGACTCCCATGGAATTGATATATTTTTCAAGGATGTTATAACGGCTTTTGCAGCTAATCCAGACTTACCAAGTTGTGTCAAAAGAGTAGTATAAACCTCTGAACTCAACAGAGATTTCCAATCGGATTCAAACTGTTGTGCTGAACTGAATCTTAAATCATATCCAATTCCTATCGTGACGCCACTACTACCCCCAGGAAATTCCGGAGATTTGAGCTGTGAATTGTAATACTGTCGTCCACCACCAACTTCATACTTAATAATGAGAGCATATGCAGCATCGGATATAGTGATCGCCGATAAAGTCTCAATGGGAAGTACAACACCTAATTGAGATGCTATAGCTTTCCATGTTACTGGTCCTGCAACTCCATCAGATACCAAATTTAGCTTGGTTTGAACGGCTTTGATCAAATTAATTGTGTTATCCATGCTTTTTTGCTTTACAAGTTTTTGATGGTTTGTTATAATTAATATAGAAAATAAATTAAAAAATCTTTTAAAAAGCTCATCAAAAAAATATATAGATACAACGGGACGTTGCTGAATTACCTAGTAATATATTAAAACTTCTTATAAAAAACTTAAAATTGAATAAGGAGACTCCGAAGGACATCCTGCAAGGATGTGAATAGTATTACATTAGTAATAAATCATTAATCTTTAGATCTTAAAAATATCTATAATAACTTTAAGTTTCTTCTAGTTGCTCCAAAGAAAAAATGGATGGAAGATTTTTAGGATTTTCTTGAAAAATATTTTAAATATGTTTTCCAAGCAGACTTAATTTGTTCATTAGTTGCTTTAGGATACATCTTTTTATGTTGTTTTTGAAATTCATCAAATTTTGTATAATCTGTAGCTTCATTGTCAATAGAATTATCTATCACTTCATCATGGGTTACATCTTCATTCTTTTGAGCAGCATACCAAGCTCCTAAACCCATTTCAATACGCTTCTTTTTAGACTTACCATCAAAGATAGGATTTTTGGAATGAACAAAATCATGAATCCAAACTCTAGCTTCATCATTTGGATTTAGAACTTCTTCCAAAGAAGATTCATCTAGCTGTTTTATTAATTGAAAAATTTGTTTCATATATACATCATATTTTGCTTGATATGATCTAGGACTTATAGAACCTTTAGAATTTAGTTTATCAAGTTCTTTTACTTGAACCATAATATCAGCAATCTTTTTTGTAGTGCTTGAATGATCATAATCTGGTATTGAGTCACTATCTTCAAGTCCTAAATCTATTTGGGGTAACTTGGAACGCTCTTCAATCTCTTTTAAAGCCTCTCCAAGATTTTCATACCAGAGTGTACCAACGTTATCAGCGATACCATAAGGCTTCTTTTCAGAATCTAGGATTACAAAGAAAGTATCATCCCATTTACCAGCTCGCATAGGAATTCCAAAAAGGTGTAGGATTTTTCCTTTGGGTGTAGTATATATATCCTTGGATGGATTTTTTACTTCCTTAAATCCCAACTTGTTTAAAGTCTTAATAGTCATCTTCCATGATACATCAAGTTCTACTGGAACAATGCCATGATCAATATCAACCTTTTCATATAGTGTTTCAGCTTGCTTATAAAGAGACTCAATAAGAATTCTTGCATCATCTGATTCTAAACTCTCATCAAGTAAAGATATTGTATTATATACATCATCAGTCTTTTCAATAATCTTAGATAAAGTCTTGAGAAGATCCTTTGTTATATCTGTAGATTCTTTAATACCTCTTTTATCAGATATCTTCTTTCCAATTATCCACAATTTTTTATCTTCTTTAGAAGATTTATTTGTGAGAGCATGAGTTTTTAACCAAAGAAGAAGTTCTTTATCCTTCATTCCGCGGAAGTTTATAAATTTAGGTTTTTCAACTTTTGTAGATTCTTCGATAGAACCTAATATGTGCGATAGTTTTTTCATGTTACTTATTTTTGTTTTTATTAAATTCTTCAAAGGTGTCTATTACTACTTGAATACTAGAAGGAAAAGTTTTAGAATTTGAAATCATATAATATACATATGATTCAATTAATTCTTCATCGATGTTCTTCTGCAATGATAATTTAGTTATAGCAATTGCTCGATCTTTTTTGAGAATGTCTTTATCTTTCTTTTCAAGAACATTACCATTACCCATAAGAGAAACCGATCCTTTTCTGGCTTCAGTATCTACAGATTTAACTATAGTAAGTCTTGGTCTAATATCAGTATTCTTTGGAGCCATTATAGGAGCTTCTTCATTTCGTTGAGCTTCATAGTATAGTTCCAGAGCTTTTTCAGTACGTTCTTCTTTAGTCATGTTATTGAATTGAGAATCTCTAGAATTTACAATTTTCTCAATCCAAACTTCAACTGGATCCGATTTTCTAAGAGTTTCTGAAAGATGCACAACCATATCTTTATTTATATTTTTGAATAGCATCTAGTTGTTCTTGAATAGGAATGATTATTTTATTCGGATCTCCTATATCGGTCTGATTAGAATGATATGAGCCCTTTATTGTTGACATCAAACGGTGATTAACCCATATAATAGATCCATCAGAGAACGTATATTCTGTAGATCCTCCATCCATCAGCGTATTTTTATTGACTACGGTAAGAGCTTGATTCTTAGCCTCATGAAGATCATTAATGAATAGTTTTATCCTCATCTCGCCATCAAGGGTTTCACATACTACAAAGTTTGTATGTCTCTCCATGATAATATATTCAATTCCCTTCATTCTCTCTGACCATACTTTACATCCAACTTTAAATAAATTACCCGAAATATATTGTTCTCTTTTTTCAGATATATCGTCAATTTTCGATATAGACTCAGATTTTACGCCAAACCCTTTTTTTACAGCATTAAACAACTCAGTACTATCCTTGAATTCAGGTGGAAGATTTTTAACAAATGAGATAAGATCGTCATTTAATACAAAATCCCGCATTTTACTTTCAGACTTCTTGATATTTCCAATGATTTTTATATATAGACCATCCCGGAATTTATCTTTAAATTCCTCCCGGATTTTATCAATATCTTTAAATCCAGACTCTATAACAAGTGTAAGTTTACTGAACT